TCGGCAAGTTGCGGAAAAAGATTGTCGACCGGATTAAATGCAACCGTCGACACCTCACAACCCTCGAGGAAACCCGCGAATCCGCCCGGATTGCGGCCGCAATTAACCGACATATCCAACACAACACCGAACGCGTCGCGGAGGTCGACGCCCTGTTACTCAAGTTAAACAACATCGAACAATGACCGTTAATGAACTAATACAAAAACTCCAATCCCTCCCGGAAAACGAACGGGAATACCCCGTCGCCCTGTTGGGGAATGATTACACAATCGTTCGCCCCCTGTGGGTTGGGTTCCAAAATATCCGGTACGATTCCGACGAGGTCCCGGCCGACGTCGCGAATCTTGCGTTCTCGTCCGGTTGCCCGGACGAGGTATTTGTCCCCTTTGTCCTTATCCGCAAATGAACCCGCGTTCCGAAATATACAACGTCGATTGCCTCGAGTATATGCGTTCCCTCCCGGATAACGCGTTCGACCTCGCCGTCGTTGACCCGCCGTATGGAATCAACGCGGGAAAAATGACAATGGGAATCGGAACGCGCCGGACGTATTCTCGCGGCAAGGATTGGGACTCCGGCGTCCCCGGCCCGGAGTATTTCGAACAGTTATTCCGCGTGGCCCGTGAACAAATAATTTGGGGCGGAAATTACTTTCAACTCCCGTTGTCCGAGGATTGGATTGTTTGGGACAAAATGAATTACGGACGGTCCTTTTCCGAGGCGGAATTCGCGTGGTGTTCGATACATCGGAAAATACGCGTTTTCCGGTTCCGTACAACAATACCCGTCGAGGGCGGCAAGATTCACCCGACACAAAAACCCGTGGAGTTGTACACGTGGATTTTGTCAAACTATGCACGGGGGGGGGTCACGGATATTCGATTCACACCTCGGGTCCGGGGCCTCAAGAATCGCCGCGTATCAACTCGGAATGGATTTCGTCGGTTGCGAATTGGACCCGGAGTATTTCCGCGCCTCGGACGAGTGGTTCAACCGCGTTTGTCGAGGAATCGTCGTTGACGCGGCCGGGAATCAAACGCAACAATTAAACTTATTTGAACAATGAAACAGTCACTCACACAACAATTTCGAGAACTCGAAACCACAATCGACGCGTATATCAAACAAACCGAGTCGCGCCTTATCGAGGAACTCCGGGTTCCCCTCCCGGGATTCCCTTTGTACGCCCTTATTGCCTCGCCCCGGCACTACGACCCCGACAACGTCGTCGAGGAGTGGACCCTCGAATCGGTTTCGGTCTTATTCCCCGGTACGTATGGACACTCCCGGCCCCGTGTAAATAAAGTTGCCCGCCGCGACGATTGGGTCGCCCTCCGGGACTATTTCTCCGCGTTACAGGCGGCCGAACCGGATTTGTTAATCCACGTCGGCCGAGTGGAAAAGTACGGACACGTTCAACGCGGCGTTCGCGGAAAGGACATCGACGGCGTCAAATACGCGTGGAATATCGACGATTTCACGACGACAATTGAACGATACCGCGAGGAGTACGAGGAAAAGTACGCGCCCCGGGCGGGTTGTGTCGCCTGTGAACGTTGCGGAAAACAGGTCCCCGCCGACAAGGTTGTCAAATATAAACTCATTTATCAAGGCCGGGACCGTTACGGCGTCCGTCGTGTTATGGAACGAATCGGGACGTTTTGTTCCGGCGAATGTGCGTTTAACGAACAATGTTCCCTCGAGGGTTGACGTATGATACAGGAAACAATAACCGTCGCCGAACTTGCCGACATCCTCGCCGGAAAAAAGAAACTCCCGCCTCCGGAACGGGGAATCAAACCGTACGTCGCGAAATTCGACGTTAACGAGTATTTCCATTCCATTCGCGGGGGAATCCCCTCGCCGGAAAATGACCGCAAGAAACCCGGACACGAGGAATCCCAATTGCAACAACTTTGCGTCGCGTGGTTCCGGTCCGAGTTCCCGGCAATCGCCCCGTTGCTTATTGCGGTTCCAAACGCCGCCCGGAGAAACGCCCGGACGGGCGCAATCCTCAAACGTGAGGGACTCACCGCCGGAGTCGCGGATTTAATCCTCCTCGTCGGCCGGGGCGAATATCATTCCCTTTGTATCGAAATGAAAACCCACCGCAAGGGTTCCGGGCAATCCGACAAGCAAATCGAATGGGAACAGGTCGCCGAGGAAAACGGCAACAAATACGTTGTTTGCCGCGACCTCGAGGAATTCAAAATTACCGTCCTCAATTACTTATTTCCGTAACAATGAACAACAATTTCGGGTTCCGTTTGGCCGTCGAATTTGCGCCCTTATGGAATCTCAAACAAAAAGTATTGCACAATGAAAAAGAAACTACCCAACCAACAACCCGACAAACGAATCGAACCCCGGTCCCGGTTCATACAGGTAACGCCGCCCCCGGCGAGGACATCCGAGAACGACCCGTTCATTGACCGACTTCGCCGATTGTGGGAGGCCGCCCGGGAACACGACCAACACGTAACCGCGCAAACGGCGCAAGATATGTTATTGTCTTACAAGGCGTTAACGAATCGACACAAACGACGGGCGTTCCGCCTTGCGTCCGAGGGACCCCTCCAAAAACTCGAACGGCCGTATTTCGACGACATCATCGAGGCCCTCGACGCCGACGACGAGGAGTAATATTTCATTTTACGAATTGGTGTGTATTTTGTACACACCTTTTTGTAACTTTGCAACTGTAAACGACAATCAGTCTAAACAATGGACCCCAAGAAAAACACACCCACGGCGAAACATCACGCACCGTCGGCGGCCCTCCTCCGGGAGGAACGCCTCCCGGTCGTGTCGAAATACAAGTTGCGCCGAATGTCGTTCCGGCAAATAATCCCCCTCGTCGAAAAGGAAACCGGGCAACGCGTAACCGTTGCGACAATCAAAAAGGATTGGGACCTTTGCCTTGCACGTTGGAGGGAGGAATCCGCGCAATCGACGAAACAGGCAATCGACGAGGCCGTCGCGGAATGTGAACACGTCCTCGCGGAACTTTGGCAATTATACGAGGCGTCCAAGAAAAAGAAAACCCGCAAGACAAAAAAGGTCCACAAATACCACACGGAAATAAACGGTTTCGGAATCCCGAAACTCAAAAAACCGATTGCCCCGGTTGAAACCACATCCGAGGACGCGACCGTTACGGACGACCAAATCGGCGACGTCCGGATTCTCGCCGAAATACGGGCGTGGGAGGAACGCCGGGACAAACTCCTCGGACTCCAAACCGCGAGGGTCGATATTACCTCCGGCGGGAAATCGTTTACCGGGTTTTCGTCCGTCGTCCCGGACGTCCCGGGAATCGTCGAGTATTGCGCCCGTATCGACGCCGAACGGGAGGCCCGGAACCGGGAGGAGGACGGCGAATAAACATCCTTTGAACAATGCAACAGGCCGCAACAAACAACTCGCCGCAATTCAACGCAAAACAACTCCTCGCGTTGCATTACCTTGCGGACCCGTCAATCCGGTTCGTCGCTTACGGCGGCGCGGCCGGAGGCGGCAAATCGTGGCTCGGTTGCGATTGGTTACTCCGGTGTTGTTGGGCGTTCCCCCGGACGCGTTGGTTCGTCGGCCGAAACAACATCAAGGATTCCCGCGAGTCCGTCCTTGTTACGTTCGGCAAGGTCGCGAATTCATACGGGTTTACGGATTACCGCCTCAACGACGACGGAATCAAGTTCAAAAACGGTTCGGAAATAATCCTCCTCGACCTTACGTTTTACCCGAAAAAGGACCCAATGTTCGAACGCCTCGGTTCAAAGGAATTCACCGGGGGTTGGATTGAGGAGGGCGGCGAGGTCCATTACCTCGCGTTCGAGGTCCTCAAGTCCAGAATCGGGCGACACCTCAACGTGGAATACGGCCTCGAACCGAAAATGTTAATCACGTGTAACCCCAAAAAAAATTGGTTGTACACACAGTTTTACAAGCCGTTCAAGGCCGGAACCCTCGACAAGGATTGCGCGTTCGTACAGGCCCTCGTATATGACAACCCGTTCGTATCACCCGAGTACATCCGGACCCTCGAGTCAATCAAAAACCGTCAAACCCGGCTCCGCCTGTTGTCCGGTTATTGGGAATACGAGGGGAACGTTAACGCCCTCGTCGATTACGACGCAATCCTCGACACGTTCACGAATCCGGTTAAACCCGTCGGTTTGCGCCGGATTTCCGCCGACCTTGCGACCCGGGGCCGCGACAAGTTTATCGCGTGGAAATGGATTGGTCTTTGTGCGAAAATCGGAATCAAACTCGACAAGGCGAGTTCAAAGGAAATCGAGGATTCCCTCGCGAACCTCGCCCGGGAATTTGGCGTCGGTCGTTCCCAAATCGTCGCGGACTCCGACGGCCTCGGGGATTACCTCTCGTCGTACCTCGTCGGAATTACCGAGTTTCACGGCGGACAACCCGCGTACAATTCAAAGGTTTATTACAACCTCAAATCGGAGTGCGCGTTCAAACTCGCGGAACTCATAAACAACCGACAAATACACATTGATTGCGACGACGACCCCGCCGTCCGGGAGGCAATCGCCGAGGAACTCGAGGCGTGTTTAGTATCATACGACGTCGACGCCGACACGTCAAAAAAACGCCTTATCGACAAGGCCGAACAAAAACGAATCCTCGGTCACTCTCCGGACTATTTCGACGGACTCAATATGGGAATGATATATCACATTCGGCCGCAAGTCCGAGGGGCGCGGGTCCACGTTTCAAAACTCAATTAACGACGGAATGAACAGGAAAACAAACATACCCTCAACGGCCCGGATTCTCCGGATTGAAAAGGCGTTGACGCCGTCCTCCCGGGCGTGGTTGAATCACCAACCCCGGCCGGACCGCCTGTTCGGTCGTCGCGTCCCGGATTCCCTCGACGGCCTCACGTTCGGGGAACTCCTCGGGTTACAGGAAATCGAGGGGACATCGAACGCCGATTCAATCGTTATCGTCGCGCGAACGGTCCTCAAGACACGCCGCCCGGCCGCGTGGATTCTCCGGACGAGGGCGGACCGGGTGTTCGGATTCCTTGCGTTTGTTACGCGGGAACTCGAACGTATCGGGAAACTATTTAAGGCGATAGAACACACGCCGGACGAGGACGAAATCGCCGCCGGGGTTAACGACCTCAATTTCGGTCCGTTCGGCCTCGTCGATTGGTACGCCCGGCGAATGGGAATCACCAACCACGACGACGCGTTGTCGGTCCCGTGGCTCCGGGTCTATCAATGTATGAAAATGGACGCCGAACGCGACGCGTACGAACGCCGCCTCCGGGACATTGTGAACGCGAAATTCAAACCCAAAAAATAAAGATATGCAAACACCAACAATTGAACAAAGAATCGCGGAAATCGCGCGGGAGGCCGGGTTGTCGTATATGTGCGAAACGTGGCCCCGGGCGAACCTCCGGTTTGACAAGTTCCACCGCGACCGCGACGGCGTTGTCAAGGCCGACGACGGGTCCACCCTCCCGGCGTTGTTGTATGTGCAACCCGTTTCCGGCGGACTGAATTTCACCGCAACGGGATTCCTCAAGGATTCCCCGCAAACCCTCCTCGCGTTCGCCGACGAAATGCCCCTCGATTTTACCGGGGAACAGGCGCAAACAATCGCCGAACGGCTGAAAGGGATTGCGGCCGATTTCGTCGCAAGAATGAACCGTTCGGGGTATTTCGAACAAATCGAGGGCCGGGTCCCTTATACCGTGTCGTTCGACCGCCTCGACGCGAACCTTTGTATTTTCACGATTACCCCCGAGGTCGTCGAGGCCGTCGGCGTGTGTATCGAATAAACGCCGGGAACAATGGACGCAAGGACAACCGCCGAGAACATCCTTTCCGAGGAACTCGAACGCCTCAAGGGGCGAATAATTGCAAATCATATCGCCGCCGGGCAACGCGCCTCCGGTCGGACGATTGAATCAATTGTCGTCCACGTGGAGTCCTCCTCGGACGGGGCCTCCGGCGACATCGACGCGAGGGCGTATTTTGCCGCCCTCGAAACGGGTTCCCGGCCGTGGTCCAAGATTCACACAAAACCCCGCAAGGACGGGACCGAGTATCCGTCCGCGCCGAAATGGTTTATTAACGTCGTCGAGGGTTGGGCCGCGTCAAAGGGAATCAACCTCGACTCCCCGTGGGGGGTCGCGACAAAGATAATGACATCCGGTTCCGCCCTGTTCCGGGACGGCGGCCGCGACGACATATTCTCAAACGAAATCCCAACGGCCGTCGAGAACGTTTCCTCCCGTCTTGCGGGCCTGTTCGACGTCCAATTGACCGAATCAATACTCCGAACGATAAACAATTAAAACACAATACGATATGCGACAAATTCACTCCGGGTTAAGATATTGCGATTACCCGAATTCCGTTCATTTCTCGAACGTTCCCGCCCTCGTCCGGGTATATTGGACGCAAGGCGGCGGAACGGTATTCATCCCCGAAACAGTCACGATTCAGTTGTCGGACCCGGACGGCCGGACGTACACCGAGTATCGGAACGTGTATAATTTGGAGGTCGTGTTTGACGTCCGGCGGTTTATGCAAACCGCGTTCGCGGAACTCAACCTCGACGTCGTCGATTACAACGGCGGAATGTGGACGAGGAATTACAATTTCCGGACGATTTCGGCCGTTGTGACATACACCGACAACAACAACGCAACCGTCGTCGTCGCGAGTTTTTCCGTCGACTCCGTATTCGGTAACATCGAACGCGGGGAATCCACCGGGGGGAACATCCGCCGCCGTTGGTTCGTGAATTACCCGTTCACCCTCGATTTTTATTGCCGCCGTGGTGGAATGTTCGACCTCGTCGTCGACGGGGCGCAACGCCCCGGTGTGAATTTTCCACAGGAACAAATTTTGTCGACGAACACGGCGTCCGGGTATTCCCGCGCCCTCCTCAACGTCAAGGAATTAATCGACCCGTTCACAATCGAACACGCGTTCCGGTTGTCGCAACCGTTCGGGTATGTGTCGAAAAACGACGTTGAAACCGAGGGAATCCTCACGTACAACGTCGAGGTTGACCGGACCCCGGCAAATGCCGAAAAACGCGTTTATTTGCGTTGGATTGACAATCAAGGACGGTTTTGTTATTGGTTGTTTAAGGACCTCGGAACATCCGACGCCGTCGCCGCGTCCTCGTTCGTGTCGGCCGACATCATAAACCCCGTAATTTACAACGGCGGAATGAACAGGGGAACCGAGGTCCGGCAATCATTCTCCCGGACGAAAACCCGGACCCTCGGCGCAAAGTCCGTCGACCGGGAAACGTTCGATTTCCTGTTGACCCTCGCCTCGTCCCCGTTCGTCGATATATTCGACGGATACGACGACAACGACATCCCGCAATGGCACGCGGTCAACGTTTCCGCCGCGACAATCAGCAAGTCCACGAAACCCCGGCAAGATTTCACAATCGCCGTGGTCGAACCCTCACAATTGACGCAATCGTTGTAATATGAAAAACGAGGAACTCATTATTAACGGACTCCGGGTCGATATGTCCCCGGACACCCGAATTGTGTTGAATTTCAAATCAAATTTGTTGGGGGACGTGTCGAAAATCACCTCGTCAAACTCCCAAACAATCCAACTCCCGAAAACCATTCGCAACCGAATGATTTTCGACCACGCCTCAACCCCGGCCCGGAACTCGTCGTTCCCGTATCAGCGACACCCGGCCGAGTACATCCGAAACGGCGTGAAAATCATTTCCGACGCGTACGCGGTTATGTTATCCGCCTCGGAGAATTACGAAATCGCGTTGTATTGGGGCGAAATGACACGTTTTCAACAATGGATTGAATCCGGCGCAAAGTTGAACGATTTGTCGTTCGATTCCCTCATACAAATTTGGTCGGCGACCGGGTCCCGGACGTATTGCGTCGACGGCGACACGCCGACCGACCCGGACGTTTACATCGACGACTCGTATTTCATCAACGCCGATTATGATTGCGGCCTCGGGTCAATGGATACCCTCCCGTCGAACGTCCGCAACCAAATTTGGTTACATAAATTCGTGTCGGTGCGAAAAATCCTCGAGAAAATGCAATCCGATTCCGGGATTACCTTTGAGTTCCCGTCCGGGTATATGTCCCGGCCGGGGTACAATTTGCGCGGCCTGTTCCGCTCCGTCGCCGTTGCCCTCACCACTCGAAAACAATTCTCGTCGGACGTCAAACACGGGTCCAATATAACCGCGCACGTTACACAGGGTTGGTGCGACTATCATATCGGCGTACGGTTCACAATGCCCGCGTCGACGTATTACACGACCGAGGACACCGAACGCGGATTCAGTTTCGGGGAAAAGGCCCCGGTTACGGTTATTAAAAGCAATTACGCCGGGCGCGTCGAATTGGTGGTTATCCTTGTCGCGACGACGTCGTGTTCGTCAAAGGGATACAAACCCGATTTGGCGTTGAAAATGCGTTCGTCCAACGGCCGCAACGACGATTATTGGGGCGGTTATTGTACGGGTACGGAATCGTTGGGAAAGTCCGGCGGCCGTTACTATTTCTCGCAAACGTTCGTTATGTCCCGGGCGTTCGACATCCTCGAGGGGGAGGAAATATACATCGGATTTGATTTGTCCGACGGTTACAGGTTTCACTCGTTGTCATCCTCGGCAACACTCGATTTCACACCCCCGGCGGTCGAATCGAATATTTCACTCGGCGAGAATTTCCGCGCAAAGGGCAATTTCCCCGATATTACACAACTCGATTTCGTCAAGGCGATTTGCGGGTTGTTCGGCCTATATGTCGTCCCGTCCGGGGTTGCAAACAAAATCAAATTCGCGACACTCGATTCCGTAATCGACAACAGGTCAAACGCGGTCGATTGGTCCTCGAAACTCGTTCGGGCCGCCGACGGGGAAACCGACCCGAACGAAATTAAATTCTCGTTCGGCGATTACGCCCGCAAAAATTGGTTTCGGTACAAGGACGACGACACCGTCGAGGCGTCCGGGGACGCGCCCCTCATCGTCGAGAACGAAACCCTCGAATTGGAACGGGACGCGTTGACGGTTCCGTTTGTCCCGTCAGACGAAAAGCAAACGACGCACACATCCTCCGGGTCGTCGACGCCCGTTAACACAACCCTCGCGGTAATCCCTCATTACGCAATGGAGAACGGCGAAATTAAGGACGTCGCGGTCAATCCCCGACTCGTTTGTATGCGTTCCGGAGGGTCTACCGGAAACGAGGCAATCGCCCGGTTCCTCCCGATTTCGTTTGACAATATGATTTCCCTATATTACGGGCAATTATCCGCCCTGTTGAATTCGGCGGTCGTCCTCAAGGAACGAATCCGGTTGACCGAGTTTGACCTCCTCAACCTCGATTATTCAAAACCCGTGTTCCTCAAACAATACGGGCGGTTTTACGCGATTATTTCCGTTCAAACGGCCGAGGAATATTGCAACGTCGAATTGTTACAGTTGCCGACGGCCGCGCCCGCAACGTTCATTACGTTGTTGTTCTCGACGGACAACGGTTCAACGTGGTTAATGGAATGTCCGTCCAATTGGAGGGGGACGTTAAAGGTCAAATCGTCGCCCGGCCGCGCCCTCACTCCGGAGGACATCGGCAATATAGGAACTCGGGCGGCCTCGTCCGGAACAACGCGCCGAATGGATTTGACCGATTGCGCGTTCATTTCCGACACCGTGTCCGGATTGGTTAATTACCAAACCGCCGAGGAAATCCCCGGGGAACAAACCGCCGCGTATGCCCTCGACAATGTGGGTTATATTTATTTCCCCGAGGGAATCCGGGTGTTCGGTCGAAAAACGTTCTATTACGCACGCAACGTTGTTAGATTCATATTCCCGGAATCCGTCGAGGAGTTCGCGCGGCAATCGTTCGAATACTGTTACGCGTTGCGTTCCGTCGAATTCCCGGCCTCGGTAACGTCAATCGGCGAGGTCGCGTTCGGTCACTGTTACGACCTCACAACAATTCGATTCCACGGAACCACGCCTCCGGAGATTAATTATTCCGCGTTCCATTCCGCCGGGTCGGATTACACATCCGCGACGCCGAAACAAATATTCGTCCCGACCGGGTCCCGGTCGGCGTATTATGCACAACCGGGAATCGCCCGAATCGTCGACGATTTCGGATTCACTATTGTTGAATATTAAACCCTTTTTTCAATGGCACAGGATACAATAACAAAGGTCGTCCACATCGAAACGAATTACGCCGACGCGGTCCGGGGTATCGAGGAATACGAAAAGGCCCTCCTCGACGTGAAAGAGGCCGAACAGGACGTACAAAAACAATTCGAGGACGGGGAAATCACCCTCGAACAACGGAACCGTTCGTTAATCGCCCTCCGGGAAACCGAGAAAGAGTACAAACGCGGTATCCGGGAACTCTCGAAAGAGATTCAAAACAACATCAAACAGGAAAACGAACAAGAGGGTTCCCTCCGGTCCCTCCGGGCGGCGTTGTCGAACGCGACAAAGGAATACGACGCGTTGTCCCGCGAACAACGTAACGGGGAGGCCGGGGAGAAAAAACGCGCCGAAATCCTCGCGATTACAAACGAACTCAAGACCGCCGAGGAGGAAACGCAAAGGTTTTACCGGAACGTCGGTAATTACCCCGCCGCCGTGGAACCCCTCAAGAACCAACTCCGGGAACTCGTCGAGAAATTAACCGCAATGAAATTCGCCGGGGAGGAAAACACCGCCGAATTTCAAGAGTTGTCCGCAAAGGCCGCCCAAATGAAAGACGCAATCGCGGACGTTAACGCCCAAATCGGCGCGGCGTCCTCGGATACCGCCGGGTTGGACGTTATGATTTCGTCGACACAATCCCTCCTCGGAATGTGGACTCAATATTCCGTACTCGCAAATCAACTCGGGTTCGAGAATAAGGATTTGAACGAAACGTTCAAGGTTATAACAATAACCCTCGGGACATTGACGGCCGTTCAAAAGGTCGTTAATATGTTACAATCGCAATCAATCGTTATGCAAACCGTCAACGCCGCCCGAACCAAATTGCAAGCAAAGGCGAACGCCGCGAACGCGGCCGCCCTCACGGGCGAGGCCGCCGCGACCGGGGCCGCGACGATTGCAACCCGGTTGTTCAACGCCGCG